CTCATCCAAATAAAATCAGGGTTGGCTGTACTTCCTCCCCAGGCTAAACGCGCTTCGTGTATAGTCACACATTTAGGCCATCCTTGATAATAACTCCAGGCCGATTCATGCCAATTATCTGATACTGTTGTCGCGCCGAATTCTTCAGTTACAGTTACTTGTGCAGCAGAAACACTAGTTCCTGATGCGTCTATAACATAGTGAGTGCCAGTTCCTTGTGTGGTTATATCAATCACAATTGGAGTTGATGCTATTGCATTTTCTTTTGAAAGAGCTAATTTAAAATTATCTACATCTACTTTCATTATATAGTACGGAATCATATAAACTAATGAACTAGTTATAATAGGGGCGAAAATTGCACCACCTGTCCTAAAATAAACTTTATCCCCCGTCGAAAATCCGTGACCTGTGATATTGATTATATCTGTACCTGTAGTAATATCAGTATTAGCGAAACTGGTTTCTAAAGCAGTTATCCCTGTAACAACACACGCACCTGTCTTTGCGGGTCCAATATGACTTATTTTAAAATACGCCCCAATGTGGTCAGCAGTAAAAAAATTTATAGCTGCGGTAGCTGCGTTTTCCGAA